GTCAGCGCGACCGCTTGGTGCACGGGCTAGGAAGGACCCGACACAATTCGCCTTGACTGCTCAGACAGCGGGACGAGCCGGCAGCCGCAATGCTTGCACTTGCGCGCTTCGTTGAGCACTAGCTCCGCGCAGTCGGGGCATCTGACGTGCGTTGATGGCATCGGCGTGTGCCCACCGTCTGGCTGAGCGCCCAAGCTCGGCAGGAGCAAGAGCAGGATGAGACCGAGCAGCGGGCTAATCAGCAGCGAGAGTACGAACCAGCCGATGCCGCTCCGGCCCCTTGCCGCGGCGCCTATGGCGACCACGATGGAGAAGAGAAACCAGACCGTCCAGATGTCCATGGGTTCGTCGGGACGAGCAGAGGCATCGGGATTCCCGGGGCGCGCTGTGGGTTTTGTTCTTATGTCGCCCGGGCCGATGCGTCGTGCCGCTGTGCGGCGACGACTACTGGCTGATGCGCTTTATACCCTGTTCCATTTGCGCCTGCAAGCAGCGCTTCTCGGTGTGATCGAGGCGATCGAGCGCGGCGGCGAGCCAGGTGAAGCGCTTTGCCCAGTGCCGCTCATATACCCGCACGTCGATGCCCAGGGCAAGCGCGTGTTCAGCCTCGCTCGGGCGATGCAGCCCAGTGCCATTGCACGACCAGCACTGGCCGGGCTTCTCGCGCACGATGCGGAACAACGTTACGCCGCCCATGCCGTGGCACGCCGAGCACGGGCGCGCGATCGTGTCCGGCATCAGCGTACCTCGGGCAATCAACTCTTTCGTCCGTGCCGAACGCTTAGGCTTGCGGGGCCAGAGACGTAGTTCGCCAGCGCCGCCGCACCGCTTGCAGCGCACACGTCTGGACTTCACCGACCCGCGCTCGAGGCCGAGGAGCGCGCGCCCGCTGCACACCCGGCACACCGGGTCGAGCCAGGCATGGAACCCCATGCGCACGAACTTCTCGAGGAGGCCTTCGCCGCCGGCGCGCAGCTTCCAGCGGCGGTAGGCTCGCTGATGGCGGACCCAGGCAAGCAGCAGGCGCACCGTCCGCTCGGTGAGCGCCCGATCGCCGCCGTACTTGATCCGCACCAGCATGGCGCCGAGCTCCGTGCCCGGGTCGATGGCGACGGCATCGAGCGCGCGGTGCTCGAGCGCCTGCGAGTTGATCTGGGCGAACCCCAGTGCGCCGATCAGCTCCACCGCCCCGGCCCGCCCCTCGACCGGGCTGAGATCGCTCGAATTCAGCGCCGAGCCCAGCCGTTCGAGGATATCCGGCTTTTGCGTCACTGCCACATGCCCCTCCCCTGTCGCATTACTCCGTACCTCCGTACCACTCCGCACCGGAAAGCCACGTGCGCGCGCGCGTGTGTATGCGCGCCTGCTCGCGTACACGCGCGCGAGGTGCGGAGGTGCGGAGTGCTGCGGATTTCGTTCGCCGCGCCAAGGCTTTGCGCATTCCGCACCTGGTGCGGAGTAGGTACGGAATAGGTGCGGAGTTGCATCAGCCCTCCTCGCCCGGTTCCCGCTCGCGCAGCTTGTAGATGTAGCGCGGTTTCGCCGTCGAGCCGCGATCCACCTTGACATAGCCGAGCGTCGCCAGGCATTCGCCGACTCGCGTCTGCTCGGCCCGCGTCCATTTCGATTTTTCGCTCGTGACGCAGCCCTCGAGGACCTGCGCCATGGTGAACTCGCTCTTCCCGAGCGCCCATTCGCGAATCAGATCCTCGTAGGCGTCGCCGACGTAGCGCAGCTCCTGCTCGAGCGCGAACAGCTCGCGCTCCGACTCGTCCACCCACCAGCGCAGGCCCTGATCGTAGTGATAGACGGCCTCGGCCCAGATCTGGTCGCGATCGCGGGCGAGCTCGTCGATCTCGGCGCGCTGGATCTTCACCGGCCAGTAGCGCCGATTGCCCGTCGTATCCCGCAGGTACGTGCCGTGATTCACGGTGCCCGCGAACACGCATTGCCGCGGCACCTTGATTGCCCAGGCGACGTACTTCGGCACGAAGGTGTCGTACCGCGACGAGAAAAAGGCCTTCGCCCGGCTCGACTCGGCGCGCGAGAAGCCGTCCAGCTCGGCGAGCTCGTAGATCAGGTGCCCGCGCGTCACGAGAAACGAATCCTTGTCGCCGATCATGAACGGCGTATCGCCGAACCAGTCGCCGGCGAGCGTGGCGAGCGCCGTCGACTTCCAGCGCCCCTGCTCGCCCTCGAGGATGAGGACGTTGTCCATCTTGCAGCCCGGGCGCATGACCCGCGCCACGGCGCCGATCAGAAACTTCACCCCCGCAAGCTGCGAGTACTCGTTCTCGCTCGCGCCGCAATACCGCGCGAGCCAGGTGCGGAGGCGCGGCTGCTGGTCCCACTTGAGACCGGCGAAATACTCGCGCACCGGATGGAAGCTTCGCTCGTGCGCCGCCGCGATCGCCGCGTGGATCACTAGCTTCTTGTCGGCGTTGAAGCGGTAGTGGTGCGAGAGCCAGATCGCGGTGCGCAGATCGTCGATGTCGCCCCATGGGCCCGCTTCGCTGCCATCGAAAGGCGGTGGCCTGCGCTTCGTCACCTGGTTGGCGAACTCGTCGAAGCCGAGCACGCCCTGCCAGCGCTCGTCGCGCGTCAGGATGAGGAAGATGTTCCGCAGGCTCGCAACGACGCGCAGCTTGTCGTTCTGCTCGAGGTTCTTCTCCCAGTAGTCGTCCGCCTCGCCTGAGGGTGGCGGCAGCGTGGCGAGCAGCGCTTTCGTCGGGCTGTACTTCTCGCCTTTCTTCGCCATTAGGCCGCTCGCGCATCGCTATCACGAAACGGCGTGCGGAAAAGCTCGCGCACCTGGTCCTTGATCTGGAAATCGCGCAGGCTGAAGCGCGCCGAGGCCTCGGCGTCGCCGCGGCGCTCGATGCGAGCGTATTCGCGCTGCCATTGCTTCGCGGCGCGCAATTGCGCCTCGGTCATGACCATGCGGGCAGCGCTGATCGCCGCCCAGGAGAGCGTCGAGGTAACGCCGGCCGTAGCGGCGAGCTCACGCGCCCAATGCGCAAGCTCGAACGGCGAATCCCCGTCGTAAAGCAGCTTCCCGGACGCATCGAAGGCCCAGAGCTCGCGCGGCCCGACACGCATCAGCTCGACCAGCAGCTCTGCGAGCAGTGGCTCGGTGCAATCGTCGCCCGGTACGGCGACGACGTGCAGCCCCTGCAGCCAGCTGAGCTCGTAGCGGCTGCGCTCCCAGTCCTCCGGCCGGATGCAGACCTTGGGCACATGATCGAAATAGCGCCAGCCGGTCGAGAGCAGCACCGCGATCGCCATCGGCTTCTGCCCGCGCACGATGTGCGAGGCGAGCGTGCGGCCGTAGGCGGGGTATTCGCGCATTGGGACTTATATAGTTGACTCCCTACCCTGCAATCCGTGTGAGCGTGCGCTCGATTTCGCTCAAGTTCATCGATGAATCGTAGACTCCGATTAATCCAGGGTCTTTATCGGCGATCTGTTGTCTGGTTTTCACCGTGTCGGCGAATACGGCATTAACTTCTCCCTTTTTGTCGCATCGAAAAACGGCAATAGGGGATGAGGGGATAGCTCCCTTGATGCGGTCCATCGTGTGCGCTACGGTCATCAGTGACATTTCACTTCTCCTTTCCCTTTCGGGAGTCAAGTATGTAATTCCCCGCGCATTCAGAGCGAGTACGTCTTCCAGCGCTTCACCGGCGCCGAGCGCACGAGATAGAGATCGCTCGCATGCAAGATCGAGCGCTGGCCGGTGGCCACGTCCTCGAGCAGCCGGAAGCCGGCCGGCCGCAGCTCCAGGCACAGCGCCGTGCGCCCCTGCGGCGTTCGCACCAGGTCGTCGGGCTTTATGAGCGGCAGCTTGGCGCCGACGGCGCAGTAGCTCACGGCGCGAGAAACTCCGCGCGCAGCCGATAGACGCCGCGCGAAGCGCGCTCGATCTCGGCCATCGTGTTGAGCCATGCCGAGATGCCGTGCGTGCTTGTGCCGACCGCTCTTGCCACCTCGACGCTGCGCAGGCCTGCGGGGTGCTGGCGCAATAGCGCGATGATCTTCGCGGCTTTACCTCGCCGTGCATGCGGCGGGGGCGCAGCGCGCCTCCATGGGCTGTCCTTCGGAAGCTCCTCGCCCCTCTCGAGGATCACGAGTCGCTCGTCTTCGGCGTAGCGCGCGCGGCCGATAATCTGGCCGAGATTCGAGGCCTCGAGCAGATTTGGGCGCAGGCAGCGCGCGCTGGGCTCGCTCCGCGGCTCTTCTTTTTGTCCAGCGTGCCTTGTCGCCACTTCTTGCGGCGGCCTCCCATTCCGCACTGGACGCCGGGCCCTTCGAAAGGCAACTCGCCGCGGCGCCCTACTTTTCTCAGCATCCGTGCGATGCCCATCGCATCCACACGCATCAAAAAAAGCGAAATACGGTTACTGCGTGCCCACCTTCGACTTGAGCTGCTGCAGGACGCGATCTGCACGGAGGGATGGCTCTCGGCGACGCGCTGCAGCCAGCGCGATGCCGGTCGATCCTCCGCGCGCGCCACCTCCGCGATCGCCCGCTTGAGCATGGGTGGGGCGTGGATCGTGATCGGCGCGATGCGCTTCTCGCGGCTCATGCGGCCTTGCCGTCCACAGCTTCGTCGGTGGCCTTCAGGGCGCCATCCGTCAGGATCTGGATACGGCACTGCTCGCCAGCCGGCACGCCCTGCTCTTTCCAGTTGTACAGCGTCTGCCGCGACTTCAGACCGAGCGCCCTGCGCGCCGCCTCCACTCCGCCGAAGTGCTCCTTGATCTGCTCGAAGGTCATGCGCTGCATTGTCCATAGCGCTAGACGGCTGTCAAGCACAATAGACGTAGGAGGGCATAGCCTCCCGGTCATGTCAAAGCAAATGGACGCCGGGCAGGGATTCCCTGAGCGGCTCCTGAAAGCGGCCGCGCACGCGAAGGTGCCCTACAAGCCGCAGGCACTCGCCGATCGGCTCGAGACGACGCGCAGCAAGGTGCACATCTGGATGAACGGCAGCCTGCCGCGCGCCGATACGTTGTTCATGATCGCCGAGAAGCTCGGCGTCGATGCGCGCTGGCTCGCAACTGGAGAAGGCGATATGATCGCGCGCGCCGCGCCGCAGGGTTTGCCGCTCCCCGAGGCGCAGCTGATCGCCCGCTACCGGGCCGCCGATCCGCGCTGGCAGCTTTCCCTGCGCCTGCTCGCCGCGCTCGCAACGGAGGACCAGGTCGAAGCCGCGACCGACGTGAATATGGTCATGGCGCGCATCCTCGGCAAGAAGCCGGCTGAAGTACGCTATGCGAGCAACGAAGCCGTAGCAGCGGCTTTCGGAGACGCGCCGCACGTCGCGGCTCGAAAGAGAAAGGAACGGGAGAAATGAGAGCGATATGTGCCCTAGCGATATTGGCGCTGTCGGGATGCGTGCCAACTGACCTTATTCAGCCAGCGCGCATGGACGTCGATCCGGCGCCGTTCCCTTACCCGGGTATGTACAACGGCGCGATCCGGGGAGGGCAGCTCACCTATCGAATCGGCAGGGACGGGAAGGGCCTCTCGTGCGTGCGCTCGACGAATGGCTCCATGGCCTACGGTGATGTGATCTACACCGGCCCCAGACTGCATACCGAAAGCATGACCTTCGATGTGCGGCGGCTCACCGAAAGCGAGCTTGCGCTCGCATGGGGCGGCGTCGAGGCGACGCTGCACAAGGTCAAGGAGGCGCCCACCACCTGCCGGGAGTTCTTCGCCAAGGGCCACTGAGCCCATAGCAGGCCCGGCCGCTCGCCGGGCTTTATTTTGCCCGCCTTGTCCATTGTTCTTGACAGCCGTCTATTTCTATGGACAATAGCTCCCGCCAACCGGCCACCGCCGGGAAACAAAAGACGGGAGACAGCAATGGCAAAACCGATTCTTCGAGTAATCGCCGGACGGCCAATCCAGTTCGACAACGCCGGTGCCGAGGCGCCCGTCCTGCGCGAGGAATATCACGCGCTCGAGCGTCGGCCGAGCTGGCTTGAGATCACCTTCCAGATGATCGTCGGAGGCATTGCGCTCTTCGCCGCGGCATTCGCTGCCGCCGTCCTCATTCTGAGCCTCGGGGGCGCGCGATGACGGCCCTCCTTGCGCTCGCGATCGGCCTCGCTCTTGGCTTCTTGCTCGGAGCCCTCTATGTCGGGCTTCGGCGTTCGTGAGCTTTTTTGTGATGCCCGAGGCGGACCGGGATTCTTGCCCGCCATTTCAGGAGATTGAGATGAAGAACCGCCAGAAGGGTCTTATCACCGCCGTCATGATCGCTGCCATGGCGATCTTTTCGGCGGTCGTCGTCACGCATGAAGCCGCCTGCAACAAGTCGCCGACGGCTTGCCAGAAGTAACTTCAGGCCCGGGAGGGGGTGCACGCCTCCTCCCGCCAGATCGGATTATGAAACTTTTCAGCGGCGAGCGCGAGGAGATGTACCGGCACGGGGTCGCATCATGAACGACGCCGTGCGCCCGCCGTCGCCCTGGACCGCGATCCGCGCCGAGTACGGCCCGCTCTGCCCGACGCTGCGCGTGATCGATGTGCAGGCCGGCACCGATGAATTCCGCGCGCTCCAGGCGCTGCCCGAGCTCGGCGAGCTCACGCTCGACGGCTGCACGCTCATCGTCGGGCTCGAGCAAGGCATCGAGTGGGAAGAGCGCCAGGCGCTGATCGCGCGCGCCGACGAGGCCTTCTGGCGCCGGCGCGCCGAGGCCGAGACACGCCGCCGGAGATAGCGAATGCGCCGGCCACTCAACCCCAAAGAAAAGGGATTTATATACATGACTCCCGCTGAACCTTTCTGCGCTTGCGCGCCCGCTTCTTCGCCTTCTTCGTTCGGGCGGGGACGCGGTAGGCCAGTACGCGGTCAGCGATCCGATCCAGTTCCTTGGGCGGCTTCATGCGGTCAGTTCCTTGTAGGTGATGCGGCGCTTGGCCGTGGCAGCGATCAGGCTATTCAGGCGCTCAAAGTGGTGCCGCTTGACGTTGCCTTCGTTCAGCCGGAACGTGAACTCGCTGACGTAGCGGCCAAGGTGCTTGTCGCTCGCGTGATGGTAGACGCCATGCAGCCCGCGCTTAAGGACTGCCCAAACGGATTCGATGCCGTTCGTGTGGACGCCGTTCCTGACGTACTCGCCCGCGCTGTGGTTGACGGTCTCACGGTTGAAGAAGAGGCCACCCAAGCCACGGTAGCCCGCATGCTCGTCGCTGTGGATCGTGCTGCCGGGTTCGATGTGCGTGTGGATCGCGCGGTGCAGGTTCGCCGTATTAACGTCCTCGACAGGCATGGCGACGGTCGCACCGCCGCGCTCACGCATTCCGAGGACGGCGGACTTTCCCACAGCGCCGCGCCCTTGCTTGAGTCGCTTGCTCGCGTGCTTCGCGGATTCCTTGCCGCCGATGTAAGTCTCGTCCACTTCGATGATCCCGGCGAGGCTCTTGAAGTCAGAGCCGCAAGCCTCGCGCAGCCGCCCGAGGACGAACCACGCGGATTTCTGCGTGATGCCGATTTCCTTCGAGAGTTGCAGGCTGCTGATTCCCTTGCGCGCCGTGACGAGCAGGTACATCGCGTACAGCCACTTGTGGAGCGGAACGTGGCTGCGCTCCATGACCGTGCCGGTGCGCACGGTGAAGTCCTCCGCGCACTTGTTGCAGCGGTAGTAGCCGCCCTTGCGCGTCGTGATCCGGTCAAGCCCTTGACAGATCGGGCAGCGCGGTCCCGAGGGCCAGAGCCGCGCTTCGAGATAGACCCGCGCGGCCTCCTGGTCCGGGAACATCTTGAACAACTGGAACGTGCTGATGGTGAGTTTGTCGTCCACGGTCTATTCCTTGACAGCGAACTGATGCGGATAGCACTCGCGCAACACGCCGGTCGTCACGCCACGAAGCAAGCACTTGAGCGCGCCCGCCTCATGAAGATCGGAGACGAAACAGGCCACAACTTCTGCCTGATCGTCGGTGTTTCCATTTCGGCCTCAGGCAGAAGTGCCAGGTCGTGCGGCGCAGTGCTGCCAGGACAGCACCGGGCTTCACCGGGTCGCCCGCTCTTCTGCCACACGGTATTCGTCTGCGGTGTAGATGATTTTGCCGCGCGGGGTGACTATCGCCGCCCCCTCTGGACCGTGGTTTTTCGCATCGGCCGAGGCGGCCAGCGCCTCATGGAGGGTGCGCGCGTAGGCGCGCGGGTTGGGCGAGAGATGCAGACCGTCGGTGTCAATAGATGCGGCGTGGATGCGATAGCGACTCATGGGTCTTCTCCTTTTCTTCGCGAGTTTGCGGCTCATGCGACCCTCCGCTGGAGTTCTTCGCCGGTTTGCTGGAGCAGGCTGAGGAAACGGCAGTATTCTCGGTGTCCTCGCACGTCAGCGCCAGCCTTTCGAGGCGTAGGCGGCGCTCGATAAGCTGCTTGACCGTCAAGCTCGTAAGGTCGTGTTTCCTTTGGATCTGTTCCATGATCTCTCCTAGATGGTTGAACCTACAGCCATATTGGAGCAAAAATACTTACGGGAGTCAAGTATAAAATGACCTATGGAAAATCCCTTAATAATCAAGGCGGGAGTCATGTATATAAATCCCAAAGAAAAGGTTCTCCTCGACGAAATGTCCCGCTCCGGCGACCCCCGCGAAGAAGCGATCCAGCAGCTCCTCTACGAGCTCGAGCACGGCGATCCGATCACGCGCCGCGCTTTCGTCGCCGAGCTCCTGCGCAACCGCCGCGTCGTCGACGCGGTGCGCCGCCACGTCCACCGGCTGCCGGGCGCCGCGCAGAGCGCGGTCCGCGACGCCGTCAAGGCGAAGAATTTCGAGCACCTGGTCGCGCTCGCCGCGGCGCGCGGGGAAGAACCGCCGACGCTCGACCTCGAGCCCGGCTCGCTCGCATGAAAGAGGGACCCATGGAACGTCGCTTTCTCTTCCTCGCCCGCCTCGCCCGGGCGCTGCGCTATTACAGACGTCTGCACTACAGCTGGCGGCTTGCCTGGGCAAAGGCCGGCTGGCCGGGGAGCGAGCTCGCATGAGGATCGCCAACGGCGGGGCGTTCGTGCGCATCTCCCCCGAGGGCGGCGCTGGGCGAGTCAAGCGCTGCGCCGGCTGCCAGCGCGACAAACCGCTCGCCGCCTTCACCAAGGGCTCCGGCCCAGGCGGACTGCACCGCCATTGCCGTGACTGCTGCCGGGCCTGGCGGCGCATGCACAAGAGGCAGGCATGAGCGCCGCGCTGCTTATTTTCGCCGCCACCTACATCAGCGTCTTCACGCTCGGGCTGCAGAGCCTGAACGTCAACCAGGGTCATTACGTCGCCGCGGCGGTGACCAGTTTCTTCATCGGCACCGGCCACATGCTGCTCTATCGCTACATGCCGACGGCCTCGCTGCCCGATCTCGCCGGCTACTACGTAGGCGGCATCACCGGCATTACGTCGAGCATCTGGTTCCACAAGCGCGCGAAGGCCTGGCTGGCGGCGCGCTTCGGCCGGGGCCGGCGTCCCGACGAGCACCGCGACGTCGGCCGCTGCGGCGCGGTCCGCGGCACGGACGTGCACTGATGCGCGCCGCCGCGAAGCTCCTGCGCATGGTGGCCCTCGAGAACGGCGGGCCGCGCAAGCGCACCGTGCTCGACGCCGCCGCCAAGCGCTACGGCGAAGGCCCCTACCTCGTCGACTACCTGATCGCCGCCGGGCGGCTCGTGCGCTACGGCCGCGCCCGCGGCGCCACGTGGGGCCTGCCTCGCCGCAAGCGTGCCCAACCTTTTCCCTCGAGGAGACCATGAACGCCCCGACCCGCACCGACCATCTCACCCAGCCGAACGTCGAGCTGTTGCCGCTCGGCGCGATCGCGCTGTCCGAAACGCAGGTGCAGAAGCTGCGCCGCGGCCAGTATGAGGCGGCCGCGCTGGAGGAGCTCGCGAAGAGCATCGCCGAGAACGGCCTGCTGCACCCGATCGTCGTGCGGCCGCTCGCCGCGCTGCGCGGCCTCGCCAAGTACGAGCTGATCGCCGGCGAGCGCCGCTACCTCGCCGTGCAGCAGCTCGGCCAGGAGCACGTGCTCGCGCGCATCGTCGCCGCCACCGACGACCAGGTGGTCAAGCTGCAGCTCGTCGAGAACCTGCACCGCGAGCGGCTCGACACCCTCGCCGAGGCGCGCGGCTACAAGGAGCTGCTCGACACCGGCATCAAGGCCGAGGCGATCGGCGACCTGATCGGCAAGAGCCGCAGTTACGTCTACGCGCGCGTGAAGCTCCTCGAGCTCGCGCCGGCGGTACAGGAGGCGCTGCACACCGGGAAGATCGACGCCTCGCAGGCGCTGCTCTTCGCGCGCATCCCGACTGCCAAGCTGCAGGAGCAGGCCCTCGCCACGCTCGACAAGTGGAGCTATCAAGGCCACGGCGAGCGGCTGAGCTTCCGCCGCACCGCCGAGATCCTTGGGGACAAGGCGAAGGGCATCTTGATCCCGCTCGCCGCGGTGCCGTGGCGCCTGGACGACGAGACCTTCCATGTCTTCGGCCCGAAGGACCGCCGCGGCACCCAGGAGCCGATCTTCCTGCCAACGTGCCTCGCCTGCCCGAAGCGCTCGGGCAACGATCCCGAGCTGCTCGTCGCGCTCGGCGATGCCAACGTCTGCACCGACAAGGAATGCCACGACACGAAGGCCAAGCAGACCTTCGAGCGCCGGCGCAAGGAGGTCGAGGCGAGCGGCCGCGAGGTGCTGACGGGCGAGGCCGCCGCGGCGATCCTCCCCGGGCAATGGGCGACGCGCGGCTTCGTCGATCTGGACGCGGAATGCGAGGATGACCGCTACCCGGAGCCCGCGCCGCGCGATGAGAACGGCAAGAAGCTGAAATGGGACGATCCGCGCCAAGAGGCGTGGGAAGAGGCGGCCGAGAACTACAAGCCGCGCACCTACCGCCAGATTCTGGGCGATGCCGTTGCTGGCCTGGAGCTTACGCTCGTGCAGGACCCCAAGCGCAAGGGCCGGATCCGCGAGCTCGCGCCCGACAGCGCGGTCAGAAAGCTGCTCAAGGAGCGCGGAATCACCTATACGCTGCGACGCGAGGCGCCGCCCCAGCCCGAGAAGCCGGCGAAACAGGAGAGCCCGGAGGCCGCGGCGAGGCGAGCCGAGAAGGAGGCGCGCGAAGCCGCCGAAGCGGAGCTCGCCGAGAAGGTGCGCGTGGAGACCGAGCAGCGCGTCCTCAAGGCGCTGCACGACGCCTGGAAGGGACCGCTGAAGCCCGAGGACCTCGAGCTCGTCGCCGAGCATCTGCTCGAGGATTACGACTTCCAGAACGCCATCGGGCGCTTCCACGACAAGCGTCCCTCGCCGGCGACCATGAGCGAGCGCGACCTGGGACGGCTCATCGTCGTGGGCATCGCCACCGCGTGGCTTGAGGGCGACGGCAACGACAAGCCGCTCAAGGCGCTCTGCAAGCGCCTCAAGGTCGATCCGAAGGCGATCGAGAAGGAAGTGCGTGCCGAGCTCTCGCCCAAAGACGAGGGCTCGCTCGGTAAGAAGGCGGCGAAGAAGAAAGGCGGCAAAAAGTGACCGCCATCGGCGTCCTCGCCAGCTGCATCGGCTGTGGCTGCGACGACTTCCACGCCTGCGAGGACGGTTGCTACTGGCTGCGCGTCGACTACGAGGAAGGCCTCGGCGTGTGCAGCGCCTGCGCCGAGTTCGAGGCGCAGTGGGACGCCGGCGATCACACGCCGCACGCCCAACCTGTTCGCGAGCTCGAGGATCCGCAGCGCTCGCGCATCCCGAGCGCTGAACGGCCGCGCCCGGCGCTGAAGCCCGGCGAGCGCTGCCCGCACGACTGGCCGTTCGAGGACGTCCAGGACGACGACCGGTGCCGCTGGTGCGGCATGGGCTTCATCCGATACGTCTTCACGGAGTGCGCATGAGCCACCTCAACGACACGCTGACGTTCGACCAGCTCACCGATGCCAATCGGCGTCGCTTGCCGCTTTTCAAAAACCGCGCCGGCGGCCCGGCGCACTCGCAGCCGGACGGCAGCGACTGGAACCTCGCCGAGTGGACGAATGCCGTCGCCGGCGAGACCGGCGAGGCCTGCAACCTCGCGAAGAAGATCATCCGGGGCGATTTCGGGGCGCCCGGCATGCCGTCGTATCAGCAGGCGCTGAAAGAGCTGGCGCTCGAGCTCGCGGACATCGTGACCTACGCCGACATCGCCTGTCAGCGCACCGGCCACAAGCTCGGCGAGGTCGTCGCCGAAAAGTTCAATGTCGTATCGGAGCGTGTTGGTTGCGACGTCACGCTCTGACCAACCCAAGGGAGCAGCAGCCCATGACCACCGCAACCGCCCGGCGCTCGGCGCCGAAGAAGTCCGCCCCGGCCGCCGCCGCGGCGATCGCCCTCACCCTGCCGACGCTCGCCAAGGGCGAGCGCTACGTCGGCGCCGTCATCGGCCCCGACGGCCGCGGCGAGCACTGCATCCTGCTCGCCGGCGATGCCGAGCCCCTCACCTGGTCGCAGGCGCAGGAATGGGCGGTCAAGCAAGGCGGCACCCTGCCCAATCGCCACGAGCTGCTCCTGCTGTGGACGCATCACCGCAAGGAGTTCAAGCGCGACTGGTATTGGTCGAGCGAGCAGTACGAGTCGGACGAGCGCTGGGCCTGGTACCAGAGCTTCCTCGACGGCTACCAGGGTTACCTCGACAAGGGCAGCAAGCTCAGAGCTCGCGCCGTCCGCAGAGTGCCCATTCGCTAATTCACCCATTTCCCGCGAGGAGTCTTCGACCATGAAAAACGATCTGAACGTGCCGCAGCGCAGCCACCTATCGGCGAGCCTGAGCCTCGAGCAGCTCGGGCAGGAGGTGACGTTGGTGCTGCCCCTCGGCGTCGTCCTCAAGCTCGCCGAGACGCCGCCGGAGATGGTCGTGTCCCGACGTCTGGATGCGCTCGCCAAGCAGGGACCGGCGATCGGCGAGCAGGGCCTGTACGGCATCTACGCCGGCAACGCGCGCGGCTATGACGACGAGGCCGATGGCGTGCTCGAGGTGCTCGCCGAGGCGCCCGAGCGCTTGACGTGGCCCGAGGCGCTCAAGTGGGCCGCCTCGCTCGGCGAGGGCGCGCGGCTGCCGACGCGCAAGGAGCAGGCGCTGCTCTTCGCCAATGTGCCGGAGCTCTTCCGGGAAGAGGCGTACTGGTCCTGCGAGCAGCACGACGAGCGCTGGGCCTGGTACCAGAACTTCAACGGCGGCGTCCAGGATTGCAACGACAAGGACTACGAGCTCAGAGCTCGCGCCGTCCGCAGATTGCCGATTTAACCATTCACCCATTGCCGAAGGCGTGAAATCGTGGGTCTGCATAGCGACACCGATCTCTACCGCGCGGTGACGGACCTCGCCCGGTTCGTCGCCGGCGCGGTGGCGAGCCTGCGTCGCGACGTGAAGCCGACGCTCGGCCGCATGCTGCTCGACGAGTGCGTGTGGATGGCGGTCGTCGTGCGCCGCGCCAACATCGCGCGCGACGCCGCTAAGCTGCCGCTCCTCGAGGAGCTGCTCGAGCAGCTGGAGATCGTGCAGTTCACGCTGCGCATCGCCCGCGACTGCGCCTTCCTCTCCAACAACGCCTTTGCGACGTCGCTGCCGCTCACCGCCTCGGTCGGGCGCCAGGCGACGGCGCTGAAGAACCACTATGTCTCCGCACCGTCGCCTGTTGCGTGATCGTCACGGCGATCGCGCCCGCGCGATTTTCAATCTGGTCGCGCCGCTGGCCATGCCTGCCGTGGCCACCGCCATGCGCACAAGGGATACCACCGGGCAGCTCGCGCTCGATTTCGACGCGGCGCCCGCGCCCGCGTCCCGCGCAGCCGACGAGCTGACCGACCTGCCGCTGTTCGCGGGTCTTCGGCCCGCCGGCGTCGATAGCGCGAATGACGGCAGAACGAGTCGGACGAGCGCTGGGCCTGGTACCAGAACTTCAACAACGGCAACCAGAATTACAACGACAAGGACAACAAGCTCAGAGCTCGCGCCGTCCGCAGATCGAACCGGGGCGGATTTTTCTTACGGCGAGCTGCTGCAGGCGTGGCTCGATTGCCGGCGCACCAAGCGCCACACCGCGAGCGCGCGCGCCTTCGAGGCGAGCCTCGAGGAGAACCTCGCGCGCCTGCAGGCCGAGCTCGCCGGCGGCTCGTACCGGCCCGGCCATTCGATCTGCTTCGTCATCGATCGGCCGAAGCCCCGCGAGATCTGGGCCGCGCCCTTCCCCGACCGCGTGCCGCACCATCTGCTCTATAACCGGATCGCGCCGCGCTTCGAGCGCGCCTTCATCGCCGACACCTGCGCGTGCATAGAGGGCCGCGGCACCCTCTACGCCGCGCGCCGCCTCGAGGCGAAGGTGCGCTCGATCACCGCCAACTGGACGCGGCCGGCGTACTACCTGAAGTGCGACGTCGCCAACTTCTTCGTCTCGATCGACAAGCGCATTCTCGCCCGGCTGCTCGAGCGGCGCCTCCCCGAGCCCTTCTGGCGCGGCCTCGCCCGCACCATTCTCTTCCACGACCCGCGCGACGGCGTCGAGATCCGCGGCCGCCGCGATCGCCTCGCGCTCATCCCGCCGGCGAAGAGCCTCTTCCACCAGGATGCGCACCACGGCCTGCCGATCGGCAACCTGTCGAGCCAGTTCTTCGCCAACGTCTACCTGAACGAGCTCGACCAGCTCGTCAAGCACCGGCTGCGCGCGCCCCACTATGTGCGTTACGTCGACGACTTCGTGCTGCTGCACGAGTCCCCCGCGCAGCTCAATGCCTGGCGCACGGCGATCGCCGCGTTCCTCGAGGAGCGCCTGCAGCTTCGCCTTAATGACCGCAAGACGGTCCTGCAGCCGATCGCGCGCGGCATCGACTTCGTCGGCCAGGTGCTCAGGCCTCACCGCCGCCAGATCCGCCGCCGCACCTTCCACGATGCGCTGAGCCGCACCGCGGCCGCCGGTGCCGAGGACCTCACGCAGCGGGCCAACAGCTATTTCGGCCTGCTCCGCCAGGCGACACATAGCCACGGCGATCGAGCGCGCCTCGCCAATATCGTCCGCCGCCGAGGCCTCGCCGTCGACCATCAGCTGAGGAAAGCCTATGGGCGATAACAGCACCATCGAATGGACCGACGCCACCTGGAACCCGGTGCGCGGCTGCTCGATCGTCTCGAAGGGCTGCACCAACTGCTACGCGATGCGCCAGGCGCACCGCTCGAGCGGCGAGGGAGCCGCCTATGCCGGGCTGACAAAGGCGACGAGGGGCGGGCCGGTGTGGACGGGCGCGATCCGCCTCGTGCCCGAGCTGCTCAACCAGCCGCTGCGCTGGAAGCGGCCGCGGCGCATCTTCGTGAACAGCATGAGCGATCTCTTCCACGAGGCCGTGCCCGACGAGTTCATCCTCCAAGTATTCGATGTGATGCGCCAGTGTGAGAACGGCTGGACCGGACGCATCGGCGGTGATGGAGGCACGCTGGTGGCCTCGCACACTTTTCAGATCCTCACTAAGCGATCGGCGCGCATGCTCGACTTTTGCGCACGGCTGCGCTTCGCCCAGAATGATGGGCGAGGGCTATATCTGGCTAGCGATCTCTCGCACAACGGTTTCAATCCTATGTCGGCATTGCGGCACGTCTGGCTGGGTGTCAGCGTCGAGGACCAGGCCGCCGCCGATGAGCGGATCCCGCTGCTGCTGCAAACGCCGGCGGCCGTGCGCTGGATCTCGGCCGAGCCGCTGCTCGGGCCCATTGATCTGCACGATGTCGCCACGCTCGCCCCCGACCACATCGAGCGGCATGCATGGCGCCTGCTCGACTGGGTCGTTGCCGGCGGCGAAAGCGGTCCAGGAGCGCGGCCGATGCATCCGGACTGGGCGCGTAATCTGCGCGATCAATGCAGCGAGTTCGGCATCGCGTTCTTCTTCAAGCAATGGGGCGCCTTCCGTATCGGCGAATTCGATCGGCACCATGATGTGTCGATTCGTTGGCAGGACGGCGCACGAGAATGGTACGGCGACGGGGCCGACATTAAATACTCGGAAAGCTGGCTCGACGACAAAGTTATCGCATGGCCGGCGTCGAAGAAATCCACCGGCCGCCTGCTAGACGGCCGCACGCACGATGAGTATCCGGCAGCATGAGCATACTCCTCGATGCCGATATCCTGCGCGCCGCCGAGCTGTTGGAACGACAGGCCCGGCTGCTCTTCGATTCGTACACATGCCGCGGGGCGTGGCGGGGCCGGGCACGGCAAGGCGGCGGTTGGGCTGGCAGGGCCGGGCGCGGCATGGCTTGGCGAGGCATGGCAAGGCAAGGCGTGGCGTGGCGGCGATGGCGCAGTTATGAACCCCGTTCATAATTCCGGCAGCTAAGTCGTTGACGTAGAATAGTCCCCGGGAGTCGGCCAGTCCGGCGCGTAATCCCGAATCCTCAAGGAGTTGCCTCCGTCACCGTTCATAACGGCCGCGCTGCAGCACACGGGCGTGACGGTCGAGTTATGAACGGTCGTCCAGACGTCTGCAAAGCAAAAAAGCCCGACCCCTTGCGGGATCGGGCGTGAGGGCCGCGGCGCGTCGAGCCGCGGCGGGCTGTTGTTGTTCTTGCGCTCCCCGGGGAGGATCCGGGGCCGGGACCGCGAGCCGTGCGCCCGCTCGAGGAGGAGGAGGTTTTTCCGCGCGGGCCGCGGTCCGGCTTTCGGTCAGGCGGGCGGCGGCGCCTTCAACGCGGCCTGCGCGCGGGCGAGCATCTGCGCCTCGAGCTCGTCGCCCGCCTTGAAGAGGCCGTCCAGGTCCGCGAGCTGCAGCGTCCCGCCGGCGGCATGCTTCTGCTCGATCAGGGCCGAGATGCGCTGCAGGAAATCCGACAGATTGACGCCGGCGACGAGCGCGGCGTTGACGAGCTGCACGGCGACGAGCGCCTCGTTCATGGCTTTCTCCCTTGCTGGGCCAGGTAGGTCTCCACCTCGAGCAGGACCTGCTGCGCGGCCATCAGACAGTCCCGACCTGTCCGGCTAGCACCGAGGCATTCCCCGCCGCTCTCCGGCAGCCGTACGGACGCCTTGAGGGCCTGGCGGACCTTGGCGACCTTGCCGATCAGGTCGATCGCCTGGGCGGGCTGGAGCGGCTTGCCGGGCGCCAGGCACGCGCCGTTCGCGTCGGCGCCCTGGGTGCAGGTCAGGTCGCCGATCGTCTGCAGGGCGGCCTCGGCGCCCGCCTCGGCGAGCGCCACCTCCTCGATGAAGGACTTCGGCGCGGGCGTCACGCAACCGGCCAGGGCGAGGGCCGCGAGCGCGGCGAAGAGGAGCCTCATGGCGCCACCTTCTGGCCGGCGACCAGGTAGCCGACGGCCGTGGCCAGGACCTGCAGGTTGGCTTCCTGGCCGCTGAAGTCCACGTCGAGCTTCTGCTTGAGCACGGCGAGCACCACCGCGACGAGCGCGTTGGCGATCAGGGCGACGGTGACGGAGGCGTGATTCGTGGTTGCGGGGAGAAGATCCATCGGGAAAACTCCTTTCGGTCGTTGATCAATCATGCTCGCGCTTCGGGACGACCATCGCCGCGCCGAGCGCGATCGCGCGGGCCAGCCTGACGGCGAGCCCACAGGCTCACGTCCCGACTCGCTCCTCGGTTCCATCCCACACGAACTCTCCGTCCGCGCCGACTGGCCGGTGCATTGAGCAGCCGCAGCAATACGTCGATCCATAGAAGCTCGGCTTGCGCGCATAGGTCTCGGCGAGCGCCTGGCCCATCGTGGTGACCGTGCCGCAGCCTTTGCCGATGCTGTCGAGCTCCCGCCGCGTCCAGAAGCGCCCCGTCGCGGACCCGTGCGTGCCGGCCGGGTATGCCTCGAATTTCACGAAGTCCTCCGGACCGTTGTCCCAGCCGTAGCGCTCGCGTTCCTGCGGGGTCACATCCCGCAGCGGGAATTTCGGTCCGGCGATGCCGACATGGCGATAGCTCCGCCGCACCGGGCGGACGAAGCCTTTCGCGCGCTCTTGCTCGCTGAGCACGAGGTACGCATCGTTCTGGCGCACCGGCTTGCTGTCGATGCCGCGGCCGAGACGCGGATCCTTCGGGTCGGTCGTCAGGCTCACGATTTTTTCTCCAGCACGAATACAAAATTGCGGCCTTCGATCTTGAAGGCGAGAAGGTCTTGGCCGGTGTCGTCGGTCTCGGCGACGGGGAAGATCAGGTCGTCGCCGTACTTCTCCTTCAGCCGCTTCAGGAACACGATGAGAAGCTGATCCTTGAAGTCGTCCAGCACCTCGGCGTGCAGCCCGGCCCCGGCTGCGCGCGCGGTATCGATCCCTTTGCCCATTACGCCAGCACCGCCTGCGCCCGCCGGAAATAGCCCAGCCGGTCCTCGTAGCCGTTGAAGCCGCCGTTGACGGCGAGGGTGATGCCCTCGAAGTCGCCGCGATCGGCGAGCTCGTTGAGGTTGACGAAAGCCGGCACGCCGTAGGCGAGCGCGCGCCGCGAAAGGTTGAGGCCGGCGCCGACGGTCCAGAACCAGCCGGCCGAGCGGCAGGCATGGATCGGTTCCTCGAGGAGCTCGGGCTGCTCGAGGAGCGGCAGGCCGAGCGCCTCGGCGGCGAGCGTGTAGTTCTTGCGGCCGGTGATCTGGATGAGGCCGCGGCCGCGATAGCGCGGTCCGTCGCCCGCCTCGGTGTTGCCGAGGTGCGCGTTGCCTTCGTAGGCGGCGCCACTCGCGAGCTCGCGCAAATAATGAAAGCCGCCCGACTCGTGCGCGACCTGCGCGAGGAAAGCGCAGCCCCTGGCGAGCGTGTCGATGGCGAATTCGGCGAGGGCGGCGTTGAGCGGCTCGACGAAGAGCTCGAGCCGCGCGCGCGGGGTCGGCGGACAGAGCGCGGCGAGCTGCTCGAGGGTGAGGACGGTCATTTCTGGCTCTCCGCGAATTCCTGCGGCGACTGGCAGGCCTGCAGCACCACGGCGTAACCCTCGGCGGTCTGCCCGAGGGGCCGCAGGTAGCAGACCTTCGCGGCGGGCTCCGAGGCGCAGCCGGCGACGAGCACGAGCAGGATGGCCACGGCGATCCCCGCCAGGACCGCGGCGAGGCACCGATAGAGCGTCTTCAAGGCCTACCTCCCGGGATACCAGGTCGGGTCGCCGCGCATCAGGCGGTGGAAGTAGCGCAGCGTATGCCGGACGAGGAAGAGCGCGAGGCCGATCCAGATCAGGACGCCCTGCGGCGAGACCCAGGCGTTCGCACCATGCTCGAGCAACGCGCCGAGGCGGCTCAACGCGGCGATGGCCACGAGCGAGAGGCCGACCTTGCCGAATAGCCCGGCGTGATACTGGCGATTCGCCACGAGCGCGACACAACAGGCGAGCACTGCCGAGGCGCCGGCGAAGATCGCGGCCCACACGAAAACGCTCATTGCCCGCCCCCGGTTTTCTGCCGCAGCAGGCCGCTCAGGATGGCCCTCCAGTCGGTCTCGCGGATGAAGCGCATCAGCTCCGCCGCCACCGCCATGCCGAAGAGCCCGAGCACGAGCACCACGCCGATCTCGATCTCGGGCTTGAGCTCGAGCCAGGCGTTCAAGGGACGCCCGCCATAGGCCGCCATCGCCCAGCCGCCGACGAAGGTCGTCCACTTCTGCATGGCGTTCATCGACTTTATCGAACCGTCCGGCAGGCGCTGCCCGTCGAAGAAGCGCAGGCTCACGAAGCTGGTCACCGCCCCAGCAAACAGGTTCTTAAGCGACAACCCGAGCGCCGACAGCGCGCCGTCAATCGACTCGATGGACATGGTTCCTTGGGATCTCCGGCCGATTTCGCAGATGGCCCTTTTTTGGTAGCGTTTCGACCCCGACCTATGAGGGGCCTGCGCTCGTAACGGGCGACCCGGGGCCAATCCGGGGCGCCCCCTCTCAAAACCTTTTTTCGGAGTCCGCCATGAAACGGATCTCGGTTCTCGCAGTCCTCGCGGCCGCAGCCACCGCCTGCACGCCGCTGCCCTACCGCGCCGCCGATGGCTCGGAGGCGCCGAAAGAGATCGCGGCGCAGTGCGAATACGAGGCCGCCAAGGCCACCGCGTCGGCGACCGACCCGAACCCGCTCGCCGGCCCGATGGGCGGCGCCTACGCCTTCACCGAAAACAGAGAATTCCGCAAGGCCTCGCTCGAGGCGCAATGCATGCGCCTGAAGGGCTATGAGCGCCGCTAGGGGGTGTTTTTCCAGGTGCAGGTTGCCGCGAGCACTCGCGGCGGCGCGCGGCGCACCGCTGGCGTTGCGCTAAGCTGGACATAGCCCCGCGCGACCAGCGCGCCGACGTCCTCGCCAGCGCCGTGCAGGTCGGCGAGGTCGTCGAGCACGCCCGAGAGCGGGATCATGGCGACGGTCTCGCCGGCCTCCAGCGTCGCAAACGGATGCGGGATGAGCGCCATGTCGCGCTGCTTGAGCTCCTGGGTGATCTCCTCCTCGACCCAGGCGGCGGCGCGGATGCGCTGCAGGGCGCCGGCCCGCTTCACCGGGTCGAGCAGCTTCGCACGGTCTTGCGGATCGATCTCTCGCACCAGGCGATAGGGCTTGCCCCGCTTCTCCGGCGCGATCGCCTCGGCGGCCTTGCCCGAGCTCGGCCACCAGCCGTCTGGGCGCACCCGCGTCGGCCCGTTGTTGGCCCATGGCGGATCCTCGGCCGTCCAGACGGCCTTCGTATTGCCCGCGCCGTCCACGCGCGCGAACATGAAGAGCGGCACCGGCCCATCGCCCAGATCGTAGGGCGGCGAGCCGCTGACGTACTGCACGCGCACCGTCGCCGAACCCCCCACCCGCTGCAGGTCGTACCAGATGGTCACGATTTCCGAGCCGTTCTGGTTGACGCTCGCCGTCTCGGAGAGCGCGGTATTCAGGGTCGGTGTGAAAGAGGTGCCGCCATTGACCGAATAGGCGAGCGCCTGCGCGCGATCGGCTGCGTTGTTCTGACTGTACTCGGCGGTAGGAAGGAAGCAATATCGCCCGCCGGCGAGCACCGAATAGCCGTGCGCGGCCGAGCTGCTGACCGAATTGAGCGCCGTCTTGAGCTTGGCCTGCGAGACGGCGGACGAGGCAAGGATCGCCTCGGTGACGTAGCCATTCGCCAGCACCGCACCGGCGCTGACCGCGCTCGAATCCTTCTCGAACGCGGCGAGCAGGTTCTCGTACAGCGCGAAGGCCGTCGTGCTCGTCGCGATGCGGTCGACGCCGAGATGCGTCACGTCCCGAGTTACGAATGAGGTCATGCCCAGGTCTTCCCGTCGTCGCCGGCCGTGCCGAGCTCGCCGTCGGCTGTGTCGGCCCAGAAGAGATAGGTTGCCTTCTGGTCCGCCGTGGCGCTGTCGTAAAGCAGACCGCTGTCGGCTTCCGCTGCCCAGCGGGCGAAGGTCGCCTTGAAGAACTGCTCGCGCGCGCGATAGGTCAGCTGCTCGCCGGAGGAATCTGCGCGCAGTACCTGCACCCGCAGCGTCCGCGGCACGCCGAATTGGTCGAGGATGTAGAGCGTCGTCAGGTCGGCGAATTGTGCCGTGCGAATATTCTCGTCCTTGCGCTCGAGCTTGAATTCCAGCGAGACGAGGTTCTTAACTCGCGCGTTCAGGGTCCGCGTCGCCCAGCGCAGCGCAACGGCCGAATTCGCCACCGGATGCCAGCGGCAGAACCTACGCAGAATGCGCCGCGCACCGAGCTCGTTCGCCGATTGCGAGTCCGCGTCGATCACGGCACCGCCGCGGCGGTAGTTCTCGATCTTGTCTTCCTGCTCGACCGGATCGAGTTGGCCGTAGAGATATTGCACCTCGTTGACGATCTGGTCGGCGAGGTCGGTGATCACCACCGAGCCGGCCACGAGATTAGCGTCGTCGCCGACGGCGGCGATCGCCTCGCCAATGTCGGGCGGGTGAATCGCGCGGAATTTGATCTGCTGGTCGACCTCGTCCCACCAGAACGCCCAGGTCAGCGTCTGGCCGATGATCTCTTCGATCAGAGACTTCACGCCCTCGGGATCGGTGACGAGGCGCTGTATGTCGTCGCCGGCGAGCCATGTCAGCGCCTCGGCGTCCCACTGGTCCTTCGCGATGTAGCCGGCACTCACGCCGCCGAAATCGACCATCAGCTCATGGACAACGTCCGGGATCGTGCCGCTGAAATAGCGGCAGCGCTGCACCAGGTCGCCGGTGGAATGCGATTCCTTCGTGGTGCTATAGGGCGATGGCGCCGTTCGCGTAACGCCGGTCAGCCGCACGCCGCCGGTGATGGGCGTCGTGCCGGTGTAGGTGAAGATTTCCTTCCCTATGCGAACGTAGTCCGCGCTCTCGCCGGAATAGAGATCGTATTCGGTCGGCTTGTTCGTCGAGAGATCGAGCTGCGTATAGGCGGTCGAACCATCGAGGTCGGAAGTCAGCTCCCCCGTGCTCTTCAGCGGAGCCTGTGCCCGGTCGTCATCCAGCAGCTTGATGACGTCCTTGGTAACGACGGAGAAACTGCCCTGGAAGTCCGGCCCGGCCTCGCTCTCGATGACATATTCGCGTTTGCGAAAGTCGGCGAGCGATGGCGCGGCGGTGAGATAGCCCTGGTACCAGCGAAGGCGGCGGCCCACGTAGAACGGGAAGCGGGCCTTGAGCTTGCGCAGCATCGTCCCCTGGCGCATCGCATCGTAGGAGCGCTCGGCGATGTACTTGTCAATGCCGATGTCGTGGTGCGGCGCGTCCGCGAGCTTCGCGGTGAACTTCGTCCGCGAGCCGAGCGACTCGCCCGGGTCCGGAAGTCCCGGTTCGTGAGAGACCGAGCGAAGGAAGGGCAGGAAATTAGGCACGCCATCGTCGGCGAAGATGAACGTTGGAGGCACGCCCTGGATCGCCTCGCAGAAGCGAATCCAGTAGGGGAGCGGGGAAAAGTGCTCATTGTCCTGGCACGTCTCCCAGCCGTTGAAGCATTTCTCGCTGCCGGTCACGCCCAGCGCCGCGGTGCACGGCGCAGAGCCGTAGGTGAGCGAGCAGCGATCAATCTCGCGCTCGATCCAGTTCCATGGCTGCTTACCAGGCTTCGAGCGCTCCGTCTCCCAGTCCGAGCCGGCGACGAGGATGCGCTCGTCGCCTTCCTCGGTGATGCGCTGGTCGCCTTCCTCGGTGATGCGGAAGTCGGTCACGCCATGATCTCCGATACGCGTAACCAGCTGTAATACGCGCCGCCGAATTTGCGAGCTGACGATTGTCCATTTATGGTGTTTGTGCCAGTACTATCAGCGCCCATACGGACTTTAAATGTTGTCGTTGACGTCGTTCCGGCCAGTAGTTCATGCTCTATGTCGCCACCGTAATTGGCAGTAGCGGTATCCAAACGCCAGGAAGCTGCCGCAAGAGCGCTTGAAATCGAGTCCTGAAATAATGCCAACGTTCCCCATCGCCCGCCGGTATCGCTGCTCATATTCAAATGCCCACCAATGCGAAGGATGTTTGCTGCGCTCCGTGGGGTTATGGCTTGCGCAAGATATTGATCGCCCTCTGTATTCTGCGGGATAGTGTCATCCGTAGGTATTTGCGTAGAGCCAGTTGCCACAGCTGCCGTACTACTTCTAGCGCTTTGAATTTCGCAACCAGGCAGCTGTGCGTCCGGCCCGAATAATTGTGCGCGTGTCGGTCCACCGCTCCACGTACCAGCGGTCGCGAGCCCGGTCTCCCACGTCGCGTAGCCGAGCACGACGTAAGGCTTGTTGCTGACAGCCGTACCGGTATAGAAGACTTGCGCGCTGTCGGCTGCGCCGGCGCCGCCTTCGGCCGTGCTCGAGCCTATGGCCCAGCCGGCGAGCGGGTAGATATTCACGCCTGAAAGACAATTGATGACGCCGAGCCGCACCGTGCCGCCGTCGTCGAAGGCGACGATCCAGAGGCGGAATGGCGTGCTGTTCGCCGTGCCGAGCGTGGATCCGGAGGAGATGACGAGCGAGTTCGCTGCCAGCACGCTGCGCCGCGTCGGCGTCCCGGTGGCCGCGGTTACATTGCGAAAGGGGATCGAGACCGGCGAAGCGGGAGAGGGGTCATTGCCAGCCGCAGTCTTCAGCGCGATCGTCAACGCGTTGCTCGCGACAGAAAACGAGAGGCCCACGTTGTTCGGTAGGAGTAGGCGCGTGGAGCCGCCCAGCACCGCCATGCTGGATCTCTTCGAGGCGCCGCCTTGGTTGATCTCCGCCTCGTCCGAATCGTTCAGCAGATCGCCGACGGCATTTAGGCCGCTTATCTTCTTCTCAGCCATCTAGCGCACTAGTCCTTTCAGCTTGAACTTGGCATCCACGTCCAGCCCTGAAAAGGCGGCGCTGCGCGAATCGATCGCCGCATACATGACCTCCCCGAGGCCGAGGTATTGCCACCAGAAAAACACCGGGTAGAGATCGGCAACGTCCATCAGCGCCGCCCACTCATTGCGCGCAAACGTGTAGTCCACGTTGCGCGATTCGACATCGGTGATCGCGCCCCTGCGCACGATGTTGCGGCCGAGGATCTGCCCGCCCTCGCTGATGGTGTTCGTGTAAGCGATGTCCTCGTTCAGGGTGGGCGGCATCCACGAGGTCGGCAGCCCTGCATCAAGTACGAGCATCGGCCCAACGTGGATTGCCTTCACCGAAAGCGCGCCCGTCGCGTTCTCGATGAGCAGCCGCCAATAGACGTCGGAGACGTCGGCGAATTCCCAGACCGTCGGCCGCCCATCCGGCGCGGTGTAGGCGCCGTCGAGATTGGTCCACGACGCGCCATCGGTGGAGCGCTGCGGCGTGAGCTGGCACCCGGCGAGGTCGCCGAAGACCGCCATATAGCTCGCGGTCTGCGCCGCAGGAAGTTGAACCTTGAGCCATTCCGTCGCACCGCCCGTCGATTGCCAGGCGTCATAGGTGAACCCGTCGAAGGCGAGCTCTTTCGGGTGCCCCGTCGCCTCGCTCGATGCCGTAACGGTGCCATCACGAAAAAAATTCGCATATCCAATGCGTGGCCGCTCTGGATTGGCGAAGCTCCCGCTCACGCCATCATGGCGGACGCGGCTCATTGCCTCTCCATCCTGGGGAACACCGCACTTCTCGTCATCTCGCTAAAGCCATCGATCAGGCTCTTGTAGAGAGCTGTCATCGCTTCGCTGCTGGGAGGCCCAAGCCGAACCATGCGATAGCGCACACCATTACGTACCCATAGTGAAGGCCTCTGTCTTTTCTTCATAACTCTCATGCCGGCTCCAGCGCGAATGGCATCGGGTAGCCGTCCTTCGCCAGCTCCTTGAAGCCGTCGGCGAGCTCCTCGATCACCTGGCGCTGCATGGGCGTCTTGGTGAGGATCACCACGCGCGTCTCGAACGTCTTCTGCGGCGCCGGCGCTTCGGCCGCCACCGGTGTCACCGGCGGCGCTGCGGTGGTGCCTGAGATCGACGGGGCGGAACCGCCGCCGAAGTTCGTGCTGGCCGCTGCGGCCGCCTGTGCGGCCATGGATGCAGCGGCCAGCCCTGCCATCACAGCACCGAGCGGCGGGCCGCCGAACTTCGCCCCGAACTCGTAGGCGCTCGCGATCGCCGATGGCGTCTTGATCGCGATGTTCGCGATCGTAGCGATCTTGTTGACCTCGAAGAGGAATCGGCTCTGTGCCGTGACGCCAGCCGTCATGTCCTGCACGAAGCCGAGCACGGTGGCGGCCTGCCCCTGCCAGCTCGAGCGTGTATAGCCCGCCAGCTGGTCGAGCGAACGGCGCCGGATGGCGAAGAGTTGCGCGGCGTGGTCGAGCTCGAGGCGCTTCTCGGCGGCGTTGCGTCCGCCCAGGGCCTCAAGCTCCATGTCGCTGTAGCTCTGCAGCTCGACGAGGCGCTGGTTATAGGCCTCCATCTCGAGCTGCGCCTCGTCCTTCAGCGAATTGCGATAGGCCTCGAGCGCCGCCGTGCGGGCGGCGAAGGGGTTGTTTCTCGGATCCTCGTCCTGCTGGGTAGTGCCGAGGATGGCGCCGCGCGCGACCAGCTCGTTCAGATCGCGCTGGCCATCCTGCAGCTTCTTGAAAAGGTCGAGCTTATCCTTATCTTGCTTCGCGAGCTCGGCATCGTATTCGCGTTGCTGGCGGTTGAGCTCCTCCTGCCCCTCAATCTGCTGGCGCGTGATGACGAGCTCGCGTTTGCGCGCCTCCGCAGGGTCGACCGGGTGGTAATTCGCCGACGGCAGCGGCTGGGCTGTGCGCGAGGCATAGCGCGAGACCTGGTCGCCGGTGTCGACGCCCTCCGCTCCAGCGAGCGCCTGCTGGCGCTGCAGCAGCTTGAGGAATTCGAGGCGCTTCTTCAGGAAGTCCGGCACCTCGTCGTAGTTGACGCCGAGCGGCTTCTGGAAGAACCGGCCGATGCCGCCCGATTTCTGCCAGTCGTCGAGCGCCTGCTGCGTTTGCTCGATGTTCTCGCGCAGCGACTTGCCCGGGTCGATGGTGCCGAAGTTGAGCAGCGCCTTGCCGAAGCCGCCGGCGATCTTGCTGCCTTCTAGCAGCTGTTCGGTAAGGCGGGTAATGGCCGGCGTGAACTTGTCGACCGTCTCGCGCCGCGCGTCCTCCATGGCGAGGTGCAGGCGCCGGATGTTCTTCTCCGCCTCCTCGGCCGCGGCGGCCTGCTTCGCGGTGACCGTGGCGTGCAGATCGGTGCCCTTCGCCATGTCCTCGAGGAGCGGGATGTAGCGCTCGGCGCCCTTGCCCAGGGCGTCCTGCACGATCTGCATCTTCGATCCGTCGTCGCGGTACTTCGCGAGCTTCTGGGCGAGATCGAGGAGAACGGCACTCGTGTCCCTGAAGCTGCCGTCAACCTCCCGGGACTTGATGCCGAGGAAGGCGAGCGCCTCGCCGGCCTTCGTTCCCTCGCCGGTGCCATCGCGCAGGCCCTTGACCATGCGGCCGAGCTGGACGGTCAAGCCATCGAAGTCCCGCCCGCCGACCTTGGCGACGCGCTGAATGGCGGAGAGCCCCTCGACGCTCGCGCCGGTCTGCTTCGCCATGTCGGCGAGCGCGGCCTCGGCCTGCAACGCCTGGTGCTCCAGGTTCACGAAGGCGCCCACGCCGACCGTCACGCCGATCGCGCCGAGGGCGTCCTTCACGCCGTCGAGTGCCTGGCGCATGGTCTTGACCGCGGCCTCGCTGTTCTTCGAGATCGCCGTCAGACGGTCGACGCCCTCGAAGACGATCTGCTCGACGGTCCTGTTGACTTGATCGGCCATCAGGCCTATCTCCTCGCCCATTTCATGGCGATTTCTCCGCGTGCTATTCGATCGTGCAACGCCAATCGAAAATTCATCTCTTGCTTGAGCGCTATCTGGAAGCGCACGCGGCCAAGTCCGACCAAGGCGTCACCGATTCCCTGCTCCCTGAAAGCGTGGGCAAGGCTCGGCGCCACCACGGCCTGGAAGGGGACGCTCCCCGTGCCTTCGCGGACCCATACGTTCACCACGCCGCTCGAGCGAGCGCGTTGCAGGAAGAAGCGCCGGAACATCTCCTGGCTCACCGGCGTGCCATCCGCGAGCTCTAATCGAAAGGGCAATCGGCCGAGCCGCACGCCAGTTCCCCATTTGGTCGCGATTCGCCGCAACGGCACATTTCCGAAAAGGCGAAAACGATTCCCCGAGAAGCTGAGTTTTGCCTGTGGCGCGCTGCTCGTCGCGAGCTGCATGCGCATCTGCCGCTTGAGGGTCGCCGACTTGATGCCCGGGAATACGCCGGCCATTCGCTTCGCGCCTTCCTTGCGCAGCGTGCTGATCGTGCGGTTTTGCGCCCGCACCGCCGCGGTGAGCATCTGCTTCGGGTACTCGGCGAGCCGCGCCTCCAGCGCATTCAGGTCGTGCCGGATGTTGATGCCATACATGCATTCAGTCCTTCGCTGGGGCGAGCCAGAGGGCGTCCAGTTCGCGCAGGATCGCCACCTCCGTCGGGCTCAGGCTGCGCCCGGTGAGCCGCGCCCAGGCGTCCAGCTCGGCGTAGCTGAACCGCTGCGGCACCCCCTTCGGCATGGGCCGGCTGACGCCGAGCTCGACGAAGCCCATCCACAGGTCGGCGAATTCTTCCGGTAGGGCGGGGCCCGCCAGCGCCTCGGCCGCCCCTGGCGCGCTGAATCGGGCGGCGTGTTCGAGGTGTGCCCGCCGCGTGCGGCCGTCGCCCTGCGGCTCCAGCATGCGCCGCTCATGGCGGGCGAAGGCGATCAGCTGCTCGCGGACCCCGGCAAGAAATTTGCGCGCTTCCCGGCGAACTCGATGACCTGCTCGAATATCCAGGAGTGCTGCTCGAGCACGCGCGCGACGTTCGCCGGCGTGCATTCCATCGCCGCTTCGCCCTTCTCGAAGATGAGCGCCGCCGGCTTGCCGTCGACCGACCACGCGCACACGAGTGTGGCGTAAAGCTCGATCGTCTCGGCGTTGAGCTCCGCCTCGGAGGGCTTGCGCGGCAGGATCTCCTTGCGCCGGCGCAGCTGCGCCTTGAGCTTCTCCTGGTAGGCCATGCTGTCGATGCCGCGCACCCGGAAGACCACCTTCGTGACGTTGCCCGAGGGGTCGAGGAGCGGCATCTCGGCGCCTTCCTCGGCCCGCGGCCGGACGTCGAACGAGGAGAGATCGAGGATCTCGCTCATGCGAGCGAATCCTGGATATAGAGCGAGGTCTGCTCCTGCTGCTGGCCGGAGCCGCCGCCGGCGTTATACGTGCCCATGAAGGGCAGCGTGCGGATCAGGCTCTTGTCGCCGTCGTCCTTGTCGGCACCGGTGAACTTGAGGAGCGGCACCGTGAAGCCCACGAAGTCCGCTGCGGCGCCGGCGCCGTTCGCGAAGGCCCCCATGAGCGCGCACTGTGTCTCGTTGAGGAAGTAATCGCGCAGCGTCGCGTCCGGAAAGTAGGCGGTGAGCTGGCCGTCGACGAGGATCCGCCCGGGGTTGATGGCCTGATAGGTCGACGCGCCGGCCGCCGGATCCGGCGCCGCGTTCTTCTTCACCGAGAGCGTGAGCCCGGTCACGTAGGCGATCTGCCCGGGCGAGGCGGGAGCGCCGAGCACGAACACCGAGCTCGCCGAGTGGCAGATGTCGGAGGTCGTCTCGGCCGTCGGGGTGGTGAAGTATTGCGACGTCGCCGTGGTCATGTCCTTGCCGAGCATAGCCATCGTGAGCTCGATGTTGCCGTCGGTCGGAATCGAGAGGCCGAGCTCGTTTATCTTGAGTCCGAGATAGAGCTCCGACTGGTTGATGTCGGAGTGCCAGTCCTCGAAGGCGAAGGAGTCGTCCGTGTGGCCCGACGAAGGCGCATAGGTCACCTTGCCCGTCGGCGTCCAGGTCGCGGAGCTGACCGGTCCCTCGGCCACGAGCGCCACGCCGTTCAGCGGCAGTACGGTGAGGATGGTCGCCGTGAGCGAGAGCACGAGCAGGTTCTTGTTCAGGTTCGCCGCGTTGAAGCTGCCCGCGGTGAGCCGCCCGACCTGCCCCTGCTTGATGCCGTCGGTGAGCCAGGAGCCGGCGCTGCGCGTCACCGTGTAGGTCGGCCCGCTCCCGGCGATGGTGATCGAGAGCGAGGAGATGGCCGTCACGGTGGCGAACGCCTTGCGCACGCCGTCGGCGAGGAAGTCCTTGAACGTCCCCGGCGAGAGCTTGCCGGCAAACTGCGCCTCGACCGACTTCATCCCAAGGCGCAGGCCGGTGCGCTGCCGGTGCGACGCGATCTCGTCCGACTCGGCGGTGGTGCGCTTGAGGTTCGGCACGTGCGTCACGCGCCGCAGGAGCTGCGCGCCGGTGGCACCCGGCGCGGTGCCCCAGGCCGATTCTTTCTTGTAGCGTACCTGCTTGGCCGAGCCGTGTCCGTCCGCCATGGTGATCTCCTAAAGAGCAGTGGCCGGCGCGCCAGGCGCCGTGATGTAGGGAGCCGTCAAGGTCATGCGCATGCGCGCGGCCGGCTTGTCGCCCTCGCGGTCGCGATCGAATTCGATGCCGGAAAGGCGGATGCGCTTCGCGCCGCCCAGGTCGAGCCCGGGCGCACCGAGCGCCGTCTCGACCTCCTCGAGGATCGTGTCGCCGAGATCGTCCAGGCTCGCCGTGTCCTTGAACGAGGCCTCGACCACCACCTGCAAGTCGCGCTCGAGATGCCCGCTCGGCCCGGCACCGCCCACCCGCACCGGCTCGTCATCCGTATAGACGGTGAGCCCTGGCAGTTCCGCCTCCTGCAGTGGATAGATGCGGCCGGGAAATACCCTCGAGCCCGTCGTGGTGAGGCCCGTCAGCGCCGTCACGACCGCATCGCGGATGCTCTTGCGGACGTGCATCAAGCCTCCAGTTGCAGCCGCACCAGCGCCCCGTCGTCGACCGGCTCGCGGTTGCGGATGGTGTAGGTCACCCCGCTGACGAGGAGCGTCTTGCCCACCGCGGCGGCCGGGAAGTCCGAGGCCTTGCCCAGGGCGACGGGGTTCGTGCCCGCCATGCCGAGCGCCTCCTGGTAGGCGGCGTCGAAAAACACCCGGACCGCCGTCGCGCCGTCATAGGTCGCGTCCTCGGCGAGTTCGCTCGCGTAGGCGGCGTCGAGGTCGGCCTGGCCGTACATATGTCTGGACTAGAAGTGCACCCAGGCGCGCCCGGCCGGGCTCACCCGCACGCGCGCGCCGAAGGCCTCGTCCACCGCCTTGCGCGCCCCGGCGAGCGGCACGTAGTCGTCGAACACCATCAGCCCGCCCGGTGCCATGAGCGGTGCCAGGCGCTCGCAGCAGGCCTTGACGCTGCGGTACTGGTCGCAGTCGATGTGGGCGAGCGCGATGCGCGCGAGGCCCTCCGCCTCGGCCTCCTTGAGGGTCTTGGGGAACACGCCCACCACCAGGCGCGCGTCCGGGATGGCGCGCTGCACCGCCTCGGCCGAGGTATCGGCGAATTCGCCCTTCTGGTGCACGTCGAGCGGCTCGGCGTGCGGCATGCCGGCGAAGGTGTCGAAGAGCCAGAGCGCGCGGCCGCGCTCGCGCGCCACGCCGCCCAGCACCCAGGCGCTGCCGCCCTTGTAGACGCCCACCTCGACGAAGTCGCC